AAGTAGAGGTGAGCCTACAGGATTAGCATTCCCTACTAACGATGAGGGAGATGACCACTCATTCGATATTGGATATGGACATAAGATTACTGCTGCTGAAGCATCTAGTGGTACTATTCATGGAATCAAATATAAGAATGACGATGGCACTGATAGAAAATTAACTTTAGCAGAGATGAAGACCATTGCATCTAAAGATTATGAACACCATGTAAACCTAGCGCGTAAGGTTGGATGGGATTCTAAGCTTAAGGCCATAGGTACATCATGGGATGCACTAGATGAACAATACAAGATGGCACTAGGATCTTTAGCTTACAATGTAGGTGGAGCTAAGGCAGGAGAAGACTGGACTGCTGTATTAAAAGCAGCTAAGAATAAAAACCTAGCGTCTTTTGCGAAAGAGTTACGCAGACAGGATGCAGGTAAGTATTCTAAGGGTATGGATAATCGAGTAGCTAAAGAGTTATACTACGCAGGGTTAATCACATCTCTCGATGACGTAGCTACACAACTTCCATTAGCTACTGAATTAAAATAAGGAGATAGTAAATGGAATCTAAGGAGGATGTCGGGTATCTCCTAGCTAGGGTAGAGAACGTGGAGAGAGATATGAATTCTATTAAAACAGAAATATCTGCCCACATGAAAGATGAAGAGCGTTATCGTAAGGAAGATTCTATCGAAAGGGATAAGGCAAGGCGAGAGTTACACACTAAGCTAGACGATATAAAGAATGATTTAAATATATATCGTGCATTGTGGATGTTACTTAAGACTTTCACACTAGCATTAATTGCTACTATAGTCTATTGGTTTGATAACATTCTTACATTTTTTAAGGGGTAGATATGAAAGCTTATGTACTATTGCTGTCATTACTATTGACAGGTTGTAGTGCTTTGGATCTAATTAACCCCCTCTCAGGAGGGGGAGTTAACTCCAATGCACAGGTGGGAAAGGAAAACACACAGCAGGTAGTAGCCAATCAAACAGCTACCACCAATACTGTGCAAGGTGATCAGATAACCAGTAAGGTGACAGGAGATAACATAAAGGAAGTTAGTATTAACGAAGTTCCTCTATGGATTGTCATGCTTGCTATCTTAGGATGGATGATGCCAACTCCCACAAACATTTGGAAGTGGTTTAAGGGCGAGATCAAGGGGATCTTCAAGTTCTTCAGGAAGGATAATCCTAAGGCTTGATGTCGTAAACTCTGTATGCACAGTCCCATAGATAAGGGACTGTGTGTACATCTGTGACCACCACTGCTCTCTAGCTACCTCATCTTTTCCTATAAAATACTTCATCTATCCTCCTTGTTCGTCCCAGTCAAGCCAGTCTCTGTTGCTCAAGTGTAGTGTCTCTTGTTTTAGCTGCATTCTTTATTCCCAGTTAAAGGATCAATGAAGCAAGCTACAAGCTCGTCTTCTTCTCTATCCACACTGCTACTGCTATCACTGTCACCAACAATACTACTGTCAGAACTAGAGTCATTAAGAATTCCATATCTCTTACCTCCTGAATTGAATGTAGTAACACCCTTACATCCTAGCTTCCAAGCAGACATATAAATATCTTTGAACTCATCCCAAGGCATGTGTGGTGATACGTTGATTGTCTTACTCACTGCACTATCTACATACTTAGATGCAATAGCCAGTACATTAAGGTGTTCATCTGCTGAACATTCGTTAGCAGTCTTACCCTTCACTCCCCATTCACGATAGCCATAGTCAGTTACCTTCTCGACAACAGGCCCATCAAATTGCTGTACAGTACGGTCATAAGAGTGGCTGAATACAGGCTCGATACCACTACTAACATTGTCTGCACATATACTGATAGTTCCAGTTGGAGCAATGGATAGTAGATGTGAGTTACGTATTCCATACTTAGCTATATCCTCCTGTAAATTCATAGGTAGGGTACGAATGAAGTTTGATTTGCCATAGTTAACAGCATCGAATAGAGGGAATGGCCCTTTCTCTTTAGCTAACTTCACTGATGCAGAGTATGTAGCATAGCGGAACACTGACATCACCTGCTCGAACCATGTACAGAACTCCTCACTTCCATAAGGGAATCCTAATACTTCACCTGCATTGGCTACGCCTGTTAACCCTAGTCCCATACGTCTCTTAAGTCTACTCTCCTCTGCTTGTGCCTCAAGTGGGAAGATAGTTTCATCATGGATGTTATCCATAGCTCTAACTATGATAGGTATGTCGTGATTAAATAGTTCATAGTCAAAGTGTGCGCCTCTATCAGTGGAGAATGTAATGTACTTAGTAAGGTTGAAACTACCCAGTAGACATGCACCGTATGGTGGTAGTGGTTGCTCACCACATGGATTTGTAGCAGCGATAGTCTCACAATACCACAGATTATTCATGTTATTAATACGATCAATGAATAAAATTCCTGGCTCTGCCCAGTCCCAAGTACCTCGCATGATCTCTTCCCATAGAGATGGAGCATACACTTGCTTGTACACCACCCCCTCGAACACTAGATCAAACATATCCTTCTCTTCTACTGCTTGCATGAACTCATCTGTCACACCTACAGAGATATTAAATCCCTTAAGGGCAGCTTCATTCTGCTTTACTCGCACAAACTCCTCAATGTCTGGATGATCTACACGAAGTACACCCATCTGTGCACCACGCCTATGACCTGCACTAGCAATGGTACGACAGATAGCATCAAAGATCCCCATAAAGGAGATAGGGCCAGAAGATTTACTATCAAGAGACACGATCCTGTTTCCTCTTGGACGTAGTGTACTGAAGTCATATCCTATTCCTCCTCCCATTCGCATAGTCTCGGCTGCTTCTGTAGCCTTAGCCATAATATCTTCCATGCTGTCAGCAATAGTACCTGATACATAGCAGTTAAACGCTGTTACCTTACGAGGATTACCTACTGCAGCCTGAGTACGACCGCCTCCCATGAATCGCATAGGTAGTAGGATCTCTCGTAGTTCCCTGAACTCCTCCTCTGTATCAGTAAGTGCCCCAGCAAATCTATTGATCGCCTCAGTGAAAGACTCACCTTCTCCGCGATACTTCTGTGCATGAATCTCTTGACTGAATGCTAACTTAGGTCCTTCATTTCTCATCTTCTGTTACTCCAACGTGTTGACTATCATAAGGTTTTACTGGACGATGTGCGTCACAGACTTCACAGTGCATCTCTTCTTCATAACTACCTAAGTGTTTGAACTCAGCACCGCATGTTTCACATTCATATAAGTTTAAGTATTGGTCTGGCATTATTCACCCCACTCATTTATGTCTTCTATGTGAAGTTCCTCTTCAATAGGATCTTCATCTCGTTCTAAGTATTCAACTTCGTTGTACATACTCTCCTCTTCCATGTACCCACGTAGATCTTCAAAGGCTTCCTGTTGCAAATAGATTCTCAAACTGAATGCCCTTACTATATCCTCTGTAGTTAGGTCAAGTCTATCGACCACCTCACATGGGTCACACTCGTCAATGATCATCTCTTCTAGGTTCATAGTTTTGATCCTGTCAATACAGCCTTACGCTTATCTGCAGGTAGTGTGGATGTACGGCCTCTAATAGGAGTCTTACATGCCTTACAACGATAACGCTGATACATACCTACTCCAGTTGTTTCAGTGCCACACTTGAGTACATGATGTGAGCCACAGTTAGGACATAGAGGACGAGTATCTGCTGTGTATAGTGCATGGTTAGGATGATTCTGAATCCAAGGTAGTAGCTTACGATATAGTTTCTTTAACAACACTACATCTTGTATGTTATACTTCTGCATTACCTTGTTATCTTTCTCATTACCTGCCATACAGCCTACCCATAGGGCATGTCCTTTATGGTGTGTCTTAGATCCTAGTCCTAGTTGCTGTGCTACATAGTCAAGCTTATTGCTAGGGAATCTGAATCGTTTCTTAACAATATGTAATAGATCTATCTGGTGGAATGGTGATGGTGGTGGCATACCTAGCTTAAGGAACTCCTTGTTCAGTGTAGGTATATCAAACCTCTTACCATTGTAATGCACCACTGCATCTGCCGTATCAAGTAGATCCCATATAGCCTGTACCATAGCCCTCTTACCTACTTGATGCATGGAAGAGAAAGAAATCTCCTTCTCATCGTCCCATCCTGCTGCCCAACACAGTGTATAGGAAGAGTCCATGATCTGATTGATGCTCACATTAACTCCCCATAAGCCCCACACATGGGCTGTATTAGGTGTAGTCTCTATGTCTAAGTGTAATATTCTCATAGTCATTCGGGTGTTCCCTCCGTCTTGCACTCCAGATCTGCATAGTGCTCGCTGATTAAACCTTCAGCTGTAAGGTAGTCTTCCTCGTTGTTAAAGTATAAGGTTAGCTTGTTGTCAGTAGCATGATATGAATAGTCTAAGTCTGCCATGCTATCCTTAACAGCATAGAACAATGATCCATCTGTTAGTGATAATACAAATTCCTCTTTCATTTCGCTTTCTCCTTTCCATGTGTCTTAAGGTAGTGACATGGTTTACATAACACTTGTAGTCCATCAGGTTCACAGAACATTCTCTCTGCGAAGCCACCTAAGTCTTCAAACTTAGTGAACGATCCACATGCTACAATGTGATCCACTTCAACATCAGCTTTCTTATGCCACTTGTTGCACATATCACACTTGTGTTCCACCTTATGTCTCTTACCTTCAACTCTCCTACTACACGCAGCTAACACCTGATACCTTGGAGGATAACGTAGCCACTTCTGCCTGAGTGCTGATCTAATGAATGTGAAGTATGCAGATTTAGTCATCGTACCACCTGCATGTGTCCTTGGAACTCTAGGCTTCTTTACTCTCTTCATTTCCTTTTAATCCATAGAAGACTAGAAGTTTTCCTTAGTTCATTTAGCATAGCTTCGTGCTCCTCTTCAGGTAGTTCTTCAAGGTAGACACTCTTAACATAGGCCATCATATCTTTAGGGTTAGTCATCTCTAAGATGGGAGCTTTAACCTTAGGCATAGCCTTGCGTCCTCTTAGTTTGAATAGCCCCTTGATGTTGTCAGTTGCATCACCTACTAGCATCTGTATATGATACTGTCTCCATGCTTCTACTGCTGTCACCTCGTATAGTAGTTCCTTCTTGTAGTTGTAGTGCTTACCCTCTAACATATTCAAGTCTTTGTCAATGTGTACCATGATGACATCTTGCGTATCCTTATTAGCATAGTTGTATATCCCTACATAGTCATCAGCTTCCATACCCTCTACTGCTATCGCTCCCCATCTCTCTTGTATGTATTCCTTAGCTTCCTCTAAGTATGGGGGTAAGTCCATGTACTTACGGTTAGCTTTATACTCAGGCTCAATGTCATATCTATAGTTGCCCTTACCTCCAATGACAACTATCATCTCGTCTAGTTTTAAGTCATCTTTAATTCTTTGTAATTGTTTCTTTATAATGTGTAGCGTAAAGTTTACAGGATCTTCTAAGCTACTAACACAACACGATGCATAAACAATACTATCCGCATCTACTATTCCTACTCTCTTCATCATAACCTCCGAGAAGAAAGGGGCATTGCGCCCCTGATTATTAACCTATCATCGGTTCGTCTAGCGAACCCATAGCCATCATCTGAGACATTGCTTCCTTGTTGACCTCCTCATCGATGCTTCCATCTAAGTATGCCTCGAACTGCCGAGCCATATTAATAACTGAGTCAACATGGGTATCAAAGAGTTCTACTCCTGCTGCTGTTACTGCAAGGTTAGCTTCCTTTAAGGCTACGCTGCGAGACATGCGCTTGGCATCCTCTGGGTGGGCGGGTTTCTTATCATACTTCCCTGAGTCATCAAAGGCTGCAGGCTTAGCTGCAGTACTAGAGCCTGATGGAATAGGCTTAGCATACTCAGCTCCTTCTACTCGCTTGAAGTCTCCTTGGAAGAATGTTGTTCCTTCTCCATAACTAAACTCTACCATCATTCCTGCCTGTACCCACTCTGGGACTGACTTGAATTTACTACCGAACCACTCACCTGCTGTGGTCTTGAATCCTTTACGTCCAGCCTTTACAATCTCGATGGTTGCTGTCTGGTATGGGTGTACTTTCTTAGGTGCATAATCTGTCATAGTTATTGTCTCTCTCTATTCAGTGTAAGTAGTTAATGATTTCCAATTCTTACCGTATTCTATATCAACTCGTAGGGGTAAGTCAAACTTTATTTTGTAAACTTTATGTAAAAAGTATGGCGTTGCCTCCATGATTGCCTTGATACTTCGTAGTGCCATGTCAAGTACATCCTTGTGACAGTCCAGAATGATACTGTCATGTACTGTGTTAACGATAAGAAGTTTATCTTTGATAGAACTTTCCTTGATCTTACGATGCAGTACCCCTAGCATACACATCACTATGTCTGCTGCGAATCCTTGTACTGGGTAGTTCTTCATGTGTGGTTGGTGAAAGTCTGTTGATCCCTTGCCTTTCTTAAATGAATCAACCTGTTTGAAATGATACACTCTACCTGTCACAGAAGAGTAGCTGCCTGTCATAGCAGGTAGTCCTGCTCTAGTTGTAAAGGTAGATATTTGCTTGCCTGAATTAACCTCCTTCTCTACTGAATCCTGCCACTCACCTACCTTAGTATAGCGAGTGTAATAATTATCAATGAATGTTTGACATGCCTTAACTGGTAAGCCAGTCTTCATAGCCATGCCCTTAGCCTTGCCTCCGTATTGCATGAGGAAGCTAGGCATCTTAGCTTCTCCTCTCTTCTTAATCCACTCAGGATCTCCTGCTGCCACAGCGGATAAGATTGTCTCATACTTCTCCCCGAACAAGAACGCTGCTGACATTGAGTGCATGTCAACCCCATCGTTAATGTCCTTGTATAACATAGGATCTTGAGACAGGAAGGCCAGTCCAATTACTTCCAGTTGTTTATAGTCCACCTCAATTAAGTAACCATCATCCCCCCATCTACTAACGAAGCATTCTTTTATGTCACTCATATCATTCTCCTATTTAGTAATGTTCTGTAGGTTGGGGTTAGAAGATGATAGTCTACCTGTTACTGTAGCAGCATGTTGGAAGTTACCATGCAGCATACCGTCAGGCCAACACACACTGCTATAGCCTAGATAGTATGTGCCTATGTCCTTCTTAAGTTTCCTCAGTCTAAGTAGGGTAGTTGCGAATGGTATAGATATAGAGTTAAGTACCTCGTCATCCACCCTCCATCCAGTTGCATTGGCCCATGAAGGATCGGGTGTACATATACCTCCAACTTCCATCTCTACAGTTCCCTTCCTAGTTTTCACTAAGCCTTTCTTTAAGCCAGACTTATAGTAGGTTAGAGATCCATCTTCATCTAGTATACATTCATCAACTACTACCTTCAGCTTACCTCCGAATAAGAATATACCTACATCTTTATTAGACAGTGAGTTCCACTCCTTACTCTTTACTAGTGTAGTGTCTGTCATGTATTCATCTAACTCAATCTTTAATGCGTCCATCTCCTCTGTCATCTCTGCTGCAATGCGAAGAGCTTGATTCCTGTCGAATGCTACTCCATTTAACTCTGCCTCTGTCGTAGCTATAAGGCTCTCCATCTGTGCCTCAGCATGTCTTAGCTGAGTAGGTGTCATAGCTTCACGTTGCTTCATCATAATGTGATAGGCATTGTCTACGTCATGCTTAAGGTATGGGGTTAATAGTTCTAATGGAATGTCCTCAGTGTCAATGCTCATGTCCCAGAAGTCTTCCTTAATCCTATTGTCCTTGACAGGTAGGCCATACTTAGCAGCACAATAATCTAGCGAGGGGAACAGCTGTGTCTGTCCAGATAATATATACTCTGCTTGCTGTGTATCCCACATATAAATCTTATTGTTGTTCCATGCATCCCTCCATTTAGCTGAACGTATTAGTAAGTAGAGTAGATCAAACTTAACATTGTGTCCTATCACAAGGGTAGTAGTGTCCACTGTAGGTAGAGTAGAGGCATCAGAGATATAGATTGTAGACTCATCACCTAGTCTCCATCCTGCTAGTACAATGTCATTGTCTTCCCAGTGAGGGGAGGCTCTATTGTTTCCAATGATGGGCTTAGCTTTCTTCCCCGTCACTCCCTTCTCTCTGTTCTTGATGCTCGTCTCCAGATCCAGTGTTATTTTTTGCATTAGCTTTCTCCATTAAACGATCTCGTTGATCTTTCATTATAGCTACTCGATCTAGGTGCTCCTCTATCTTCTTGTTAAGGGCTACGATTGTTGAATCCTTAACCTCTGATAGACGCTTAGCTTGTTCCATGTCCGTCTCCTCTCGGCTTGCCCTCACTACAATACCAAACTCATCAGGGCTACAGGTTATATTACTATACCCTGCTGATCCCATTGTAAAGAGTGCTGTCTGTAGTTTAGCTATCGCTTGTGCTAATTCCATAGCATCGTTCTCGAACACTCCACGTAGTTGAATGAAGTCCTCCGTCATCACCATTACTTTATCATTCATTACTCACCTCCACTAAATCTTCAATATCTACATACTCCGCAATGTGACTAAAGTCAAACTTATCATTCGGTGTGTATACTATAGGAAGTCCATCCTCTCCCCTCTCAACCTCAAACTCAGAATCTAAAATATGGAATGTTACATCTGCTACAACAACATATCTTTGCATGTTATCCATTACTCACCTCCCAAAACTGATTACTAATTGTGTACCCTAAATCCCCAGTATCTAAAAGCCCTTGATATAGTATAGTCCCTTGGTCAGTAGCACCTGTCATTGCTAGATCATAAGCCTCCGTAAC